CGTGATAAGCGCATGGCTAGAGAGCAGGTCGCCATCAAGGAGGCGGCGCTGCGCTATGGCGACCTTCCGATAGCACTTGACGCGCGTCACCCTTCCGCTGTAAATTCGAATAGAATAAATAAATCCTTCGAGCGGGTTGAAGTCCCAGAGGATTAAGTCGTCTCGAAGGAGAGTACCGAATAAGTCGAGCGCCTTCGTATGAAGGCGTAGGGGCGCCCCCTAAAGCCTACTCCGTCAAGCGCCTTGATGGCCAACCGCGACAAAGACTGCACGCGCAGTCGGAGTCGAAATGGAGCCATCCATGGCGAACGTAGCTGCACCATTCGGATTCCGTCAGTTCGGCCAACGTGAGGGCACTGCCCCGACGGCCGGGTTTGACCGCCTCACCATCAACGCCAGCGACACCAACCTGTACTTCACAGGTGATGTGGTCGCTCAAAGCTCTGTCGCAGTAGGAGCCATTACGGTGGTTTCCTCTGCTCTTGGCATTACTGCCACGAGCGCGACAGTCGGTGTCTTTCTTGGCTGTAAGTTCTTCAGCCCCACAGTGGCCCGCACGGTCTGGAGTCCCTTCTTCCCAGGCAACCTGGGGACATCCAGCGCCCCGGTAGACGCCTATGTCTGCACCAACCCAGAGCAGCTTTACATTGCTCAGGGGACCTCTGCTTCTGTTCTCGGCACTAGCTGCATTGGGTACAGCATCGCCCCCACCTTGACTGGCTCATCCCTTGGGAACCAGACGACTGGCCAGAGCATCCAGGCCCTGCTGTCATCGGCAGTTACTGGTCTCTCGTCCAACTCGTTCTTCAAGGTCGTGGACGTCTACCAAAACTATGCCCCACCCGGCGTGAACGGGACTTCCTCGGGCGCCGAGGGGCTTCAGATTATGGTTGTTCAACTGAACAACTGTATCCGCCGGAACATCACCGGTCTGACTTCGTAATGAGGTTCTTGAAGGTCCTGAAAGCATTCCACGAGAGTAGGGCAGGTCCTACCGTGCTTCAGGAGAGCGGGCTTAGGAGAATTCCATGCCTGTGGCATTAGCGCAGATCCGCGACCTCCTGCTTCCTGGCTTGTGGGGCATCTCGGGCAAGTACCCGATGATCGAGCGGCAATGGCCGAAGATCTATCGGCAGATCAATTCGAACATGGCCTTGGAGAGACGCGTAGCGATGCGCTACCTGGGCTTTGCTCAGTTGAAGCAGGAGGGCGCACCTACTGCCTTCGACAACGGCGCCGGCCAGCGCTTCGTCTACAATGCCGAGCACTTCGAGATTGGCCTCGGCTATGCGATCACCCGCAAGGCCATCGACGACAACCTCTACAAGTCTGAATTCGGCCCGTCGAACGACGGCCTCATGGAGTCCTTTAAGGAAACTGAGGAACTCTATGCCGCCAACGTGTTCAACACGGGCACTACCTTCAACGCCGCTGTCCAGGGCGATGGTGTCGCTCTCTTCAGCTCAGCCGGGCATCCGATTGATGCTCCGTTCGCCAGCATTCCTAATCAGCCGACCCCCGACGTTGACCTCAACGAAACGTCGCTGCTCAACGGCCTGATTACGATTCGCTCGACCTGGCGGGACAACGCCGGCCTCAAGATCCACGCTCGTGGCCGCAAGTGCGTTGTGCCACCGAACCTTGAGCCCATCGCGCTCCGCCTCTTCCGTTCCGAGCTTCGGCCTGGCACGGCGCAGAACGATGTCAACGCAGTCCTTGGCATGAACGAATCCCTCAAGGAAGGATTCATGGTCTGGGATTACCTGACTTCGAGCTTCGCGTGGTTCATCCTTACCAATCACGATGGGCTGGTCTTCTTCAATCGCAAGCCCTTCGAGATGGATATGTCGGTGGAGTTCACCACGGACAACCTCCTGGTCAAGGGCTACCAGCGGTATGTGCCGACCTACTACGACTGGCGTGCCGCATACGGGACCTTCCCGACAAGCTAGGGGACATCCCGGAAAGGCTGACAGGAGAACATAATGGGCATCACCGCAATCTCTGGCCCGCAGGTTACTTACGGCGTTACCACTACCTCGACCGGCCAAGTGACCGAGTACAACGAGGAGCGGGCTCCGAATCTGTTCGATCTGGGCTCCGCTCTTCTGGACCCGCGTCCTGCCTACAACTACAGCCCCGGCGACGCAGTCGGGAGTAGGATTGCCGGAATATACGGCCAAGTCGGTTTGGTGGATTACATCCCCTACGCCGCCAACAGCAGCGCCATCGTCGGCTCTACTGTCGCGCCGGTCGCCGGTACGCCGCTGACACTTGCGGCGAACTCGACTAGCGGGACGTTCCTGACGACCATTACCGCACCCGAGAGCGGCCTGACGGTCTCCGTCATCGCTATCGACAGCACGGCCATGGTCCTGAGCTTTGGCCAGGCTGGGTCTGTCGGGCTGTGGAATCCTGCCGGCGGGACTGGGCGCTCTATCTCAGTCCTTAACGGCTCGAATGCCAACACCGAACAGTACATCGTCAACGGCCGGGATATGTACGGCTTCAAGATGACCGAGACCATTCTGGCCTCGACCACATCGTCCGGCACCGGCGTCGGCAAGAAGGCGTTCAAGTATCTGGTATCGGTCACGCCGTCCACGGCCACAACCATCAGCGCCACTGGCGTCAGAGTTGGGTTCCAGGATGTCTTTGGCTTCCCCTTGCTGGCCACCAACCTTGCCAACACGGTTGTTACCGTATCGACAACCTTTCTGGCTCCCAGCCTTGTTGTCCTGACTTCCGCTAATGCGACTATCGGGTCGTCCCTGGCGATGACAGCGACAACCCCGGATGTCCGTGGTACTTATGCGGCAAGCGCCGCCTTCGTCTCCAATGGGACCTCGGCGACCATTGCCAACGGAACTGGTGTAAGGCTTACGATCAGGCAGCAAATCACCGCTCAATCGGCGGCTTCTGTCGGGTCTTCGGATGTGGCGGCCTCGCCATTGTTCGGCTTTGCCCAGTTCAGCAACTTCTAAGAAGGAACCAAGATATGGCTCACCGTCACAAGGTCCATAAGAAAAACGTTGGTGGCGCTACGCCTTACAATGCCGAACGCTCCAACGTGATGCACGAGGCTAAGGAGCACGGGGCCAAGCACGGCGGCAAGGTTCATGGCCATAAGGGTCATCACCGCAAGCTCGCCCGTGGCGGCCATGCCGGCTCCGACAAGAGCCCGTTCTCCAGCGCCCACGTCACTCCGCACCAACCTGGTGGGAATCCTCATCCTCATAACCTGGGGAAGACCCACTCGGGGGGATAATAGGTCCTGAAGGTTACGCGTCCGGCGGCGGGACCGGGAAGTGGATGGCACACGCAGTTCACAAGCCTGGGGCCTTGAGGCAAGCAGCGCATAGGGCAGGTATGTCCACCGCCGAGTATGCGAAAGCTCACGAAGACTCGCCCGGCAAGGCAGGCCAGCGCGCTAGGCTCGCCATTACCTTTGCAAAGTTTCGCCCATGAGCGTCACCTATACCATTCCCAAGTTGCTGGTCGCCCTAAGCTCGGCGGGCTTGGGGAGCGTCAGCACGGCCCCAACCCCGGTCACGACACTCAATACCTCGAACATGGATACCGCCCGTCGGGTGGCCATCTTCTCGACGGCGGGCAGCACCTCGATGTCGGTTACGATTACCGGGGTTATCGAAGGCGGCGGCGTCAAGTCTGAGGTGATGATCGGGTCGTCATCGCCAAACGTGCAGATCAATAGCGTCTGGGACTACGTTAAGCTCACTTCGATTGTTACGAGTTCCGCCCCCAACATCGTTGTCAGCATTGGCACGTCCTCCATGGCGGGGACGCCGTGGCGGCTGACTGACTGGAACAAGACCCCGCAAGATCTATCCGGTTACGTCACGCTTTCTACCTCGGCCAACAGCATGTCGGGTAGATTCGACGTAACCTTGGACGACCCGACCGGCGTGACCCCAGGGACGGCTTCTACTCCGAACGTGTTCAATTCAACCTCCCTGGTTGGCGTGCAGGCTTCGACGAACAGCTACGACAAGCTTGCGGTTAATGCTACTGGCGTCTCTATCCCGGTGGCAGCCTGGCGGTTGACTATCACCTCCTCCTCGACCTCGGCTGGGTCAGTCTCTGGGGCTGTCATGCAGGCTGGTGTCTAATGGTTCTGTGCGCTATATGCGAACGAACCATGAATGAGGGATAAATGCCTAAGCTTACCGAGACCACGAACGACAAGAAGGAAGTCAAGAGCGCCAACCAGGGGAATGGCCCGCTGGTCATAGAGGCAGCGCATGAGCCACTTCCGGGTGGGACATGGACGGGTGGGGTTAACTCCGGCATGTTCTCCCAGTATTCGCCACTTCAGCAATTTATGCAGCCAACCGTAGCCGCACTCCCGTCAGCGGCCCCGGCGGCTGAGGTTAAACCCCTGAAGGTTGCGGTCATTGGGACAGCACCAAGCTCGCGGTTGCTGGCCCCCTTTG